AAAAGATGCAGCTAACGAAGCGGCTTCTCTTGCTGCTGGTCGACAACATGCGGATAAACCCACTCTTATTGCTGAAACTAAAAAATATAATGAAGCTAGTAAAATTTATGAGTTAAGTGATGTAGACAGAATGTTTTATGAGCAAGGTGCAAAAGGATTTAGTCCTAGTCAGTTTCAAGTTTTGGAAAGAGGTATTAGAGCTATTAATAAAATGCCAGTTCCGAATATGAGGAAATTAGCTTTTGATTCTTTGAAAGTTAATACCAAAATGCTTCAACGTGACGAATCTCGTGTTTTTTGGTATGGACTATTATATTATCCTTGGTGGGTTTCACCTACTATCGACAAAGATGCTTTTATAAGAGATCAAGAAAAAAAACCGCCTGAAAAACGTCGACAATTTGGAAGTCATTGGGCTGAGTATGGTTGTGGATTCTTTTTTGAAGTAGTTGAATTTAATCTTAAAGCATGGCAACATTCTCCAAATTCAAATCGTGGTGTCCCCATTAAAGAAGCTATGCAATTTATACCTAAAACTAAACAAGAGTCTGATAATACTTCAGCCCCATATTTAAAAACTTTAGAAGAAATATATCCATTATATGAGAAAGCTGTTAGTGACCATGGTGGAGTTGAAGCATATGTTAAAGCAAATCCAGGTGCGATGATTTTATTACCGCCAGAAACATGGCTTGCTTATAAAGGATATGCTATTAATGGAGCAGTTGCTCAAAAATTAGAATCTTATGGATTACGTGCAAGAAGAATAAATGAAAGGGCACGATATTGGGTTGAACCAGCGGTATTTAAAGGTGTTAATCCTTTGAACTATGTGAATAAAAACGGCACACTTAATTATGATGCTGTAAATGAATTAATTGGTTCAACAACTGTATAAATAAAAATAAATTCGGAGATTGCTTGTCATGGCAACACCACTAACACAAAGAGTTGTATATTCAGACTTCTTTACTGATTTCGATAAACATCCGATTCGAAATACACTCTTACGTAAGACAAACGTTGATGCTGTAAAGCAATCGCTTCGAAATCTTTTGTTGACAGACAGAGGTGAAAGACTCTTTCAGCCAAAACTTGGTGGTCATATTCGTGCAATGTTATTTGAGAACATCACCGCTCAAACGTTTATCACAATGCAAGAGCACATCAAAGACGTAATCGAAGCGCACGAACCAAGGGCTGACGTAATCGATGTAGTGGTCGCACAAACCTTTAATGACCATGAAGTACAAGTTACAATCGTCTTTCGTGTCGTCAACATACAAGAACCAGTTACACTAGAATTACTTTTAGAAAGAGTGAGATAAAATGGCAGGAACTATTATCTCTGAACTTGATTTTAATCAAATCAAGAGTCAATTAAAAACATTCCTTCAAGGACAAACACAATTTGCTGACTATGACTATGATGGGTCAAATATGTCAGTGCTCCTTGATATTCTGGCATACAATACATTTCAGAATAGTTTCTATACGAATATGGCACTTGGTGAAATGTTCCTTGACTCAGCACAGTTAAGATCTTCTATCGTATCACATGCAAAAGAACTGAACTATCTGCCACGTTCATATCGCTCCTCTACTGCTAAAGTAACTCTTTCATTTACGCCCAGTGATAATCCCGCATTCATTACAGTTCCAAAATATACTAAATTTACGACAAGCGTAGATGGTGTTTCTTATACATTCAGTACAGACCAAGTATATATAGCAACTCAGATTAATTCAGCATATAGTATTCCTAATGTTTTTATCTATGAAGGCAGAATTGAAAAAGAATATTTTGATGTTGCTGCGGCTACAAAATACATTCTTTCAAACAAAAGAGTTGACACAAACAGTATTGTTGTAAATGTATACGCATCTTCTGCGGCAAATGCTGCTGTTGAGAATTATGTATTTAAGCCAAACTTGTTTGATGTTGGGTCTAATGATAAAGTTTTCTATCTACAGCCAGCAGAACAAGAGCGTTACGAGATTGTATTTGGTAATGGAGTTTTTGGTAGAGAACCACAGACCGGTGAAGTCGTAGAAGTTATATATCGTATTGCAACTGGTGAAGAACCAAACGGTGCCACAAAATTTACTGCAACCGCTAATATTGGTGGATATCCGGTAACAGTTACAACACAAGCTGCTTCTTTAGGTGGTGCTGAACAAGAATCGTTAGAGTCGATTAAGTTTTATGCTCCAAAGTCAATACAAATACAAGACCGTGCTGTAACAGAGTCTGATTATGAAAATCTTTTAAAAGGAAACTTCTCAGAGATACAAGCAGTTTCAGTACAAGGCGGTGAAGAATTAAATCCTCCTCAATACGGTAAAGTGATGGTGTATGTTGATCTCACTGATGCTGAAGGCGTATCGGATGGAGCAAAAGAAAAATATCGTAAATTCTTAAAAGATAGAACACCTCTTGCAATTGATCCTATTGTTCTTTCGCCAGGATTTCTTTATGTCGCTTTAGATACTCGTGTATTTTATAATACAAAAACATCTAGTGCTTCTCCTTCAGCCATTGAATCAATCGTTAGAACGGCAATACAAACATATGATGATGCATATCTAAGCGATTTTAAAAAGAATGCTAGACAATCTCGTATTTCTCGTGCTATAGACGATTGTGATACATCGATAGTTTCGAATGACACAGAACTTAGAATGGTTATTGATTTCATACCTAGTCTTGGAATAAATTCTTCTATTACAGCAGATTTTGAGAATCATTTAATACTTGACCATCCATTAACCGCTGGTGAAGATATTACTCGTCATAAGCCCGCTGTTAAAACTTCTAACTTTACCTATAATAATCTCACTGCTTATATTCAAGATAATGGTAATGGTGTGTTGGAAGTTTTGACAAATACATCTGATGGATTTAGAGTATTGAATGGTAATATTGGAACGGTTGATTATACCACTGGTCGTGTTGTAATACGAAACCTTAATGTTACTGCGTTCTCTGGTAGTGCTGTTAAAATCTATGCTAGACCAGAGTCCCAAGACATACTTGGCCCAGCTAGTAAAATTATTTCCATACGTGATGTTGATGTGACCGTTACAGTAGAGGCTGCGATACAGTAATGCATAATTTATCTCAGACAATATCCGAATACATCGAACAGCAATTCCCCGATATCTATCGTGAAGACGGACCAACGCTTGTTGCTTTTGTAAAAGCCTACTATGAGTTTTTAGAGAATACTTCAACCTCTCCTACAACTCTTGGTCGCTCGATGTTTCAAAATCGTGATATTGATGAGACGTTAGATAGTTTCTTAGTACATTTTAAAGAGAAATACCTCTCTGAGTTTCCTTATGCTCAAGCGGTAGACAATAGATTTGCTATCAAGCATATTATGGATTATTATCGATCAAAAGGTACTCCACAAGCAGCGGAACTTCTTATTCGTTTTCTTTTTAACGAAGAAGCAACTGTTTATTATCCAGGAGATGATATTCTTCGACCTTCTCATAGTAAATGGAAGATTCCAAAATATATTGAAGTTACACAAACACCACGTTCAGTAGGATTTGTTGGAAATCAGATTACAGGCTCAAGGTCTGGTGCTACAGCGTTCGTAGAAGGGCTTGTAAAAAAGAGAGTTCAAGGACGTATTATTGATATTCTTTATTTGAGTGAAATCAAAGGCACATTTGTAACTGGCGAGCTAGTGAGAGACGATGGTATTGATGCTGGCGCACCAAGAATTACTGGCTCATTATCTTCTATGGCTGTTGTAAATGGTGGCGCAAATAATGTTATTGGCGATGTGTTTAATGTTGTTGATGATACTGGTAGACAAGGCAAAGTTCGTGTTACAGCAACTACAGCAGAAACAGGCAGAGTTAATTTTGAAATTGTAGACGGCGGTACAGGGTATACATTGAATGATCTTGATGATGGTGATATCACGGATGATTACACAGACGTTTACACTGCAACAGCGATGATATCTGTTGACAACTCTAATACATCAAATCAATTCATTCAATTCGAAACTGTTAAACAAGAGCGTGAGATAGTATCTTTATTCAGCGCAATCGATGTTGCCAACGCATATTTTGATGCATACAATGCCAACACAGAACTTGTTGCTGATGATTATTTACTCGGAGTTAAAACTTGGGTTGAATCGTATACAGCAAACTCTACCAACGGTCCAGAATTTTTGAGACCTACAGATGCAGAATCAGAAGACCTTTTAGTTCTTGTTGATGATGTTTTAGTTTCAAACGCTAATTATTCAACGAACTCAACTCATATTATTTTTGACACGGATCCAAGTGATGATGCAGTCGTCAAAGTTATTGAGTATACAGTTGTTGCGAACGGTAAAGTTGCTTCAGTAAGTGATGAAGCGGCAAACACAGATGTTACTGTTGTAATTACAACTGGATCTTTTGCCAATCAAATATCTATTGATACATCTAATACTGCTACATTTTTAGTAAATGAAATTATTTTAGAAGAATCTACAATTGATTTAAGTGTTACTAATCCAAATGACTTCAGTGCTCATATTGGTGAAAAGTTAGAAATGAAAGTGTATACAGCCGCAAGCAATGGCGAATATCTATCAGCATATGCATATGGTTATTTGACAGAGGCTAATTTATCATCTAATACTTTAACGTTAGAGCCTGCTTGGGGAACATTTGTTGATGACGAAAGCATTGATTTATTCTACGCAAACGGAACTTCTCAAGTAACAGCAACAATTGATGGGGTGTCAGTAACAACTGACGGCGCTATTGGTGTTGCTTCTTCAAGTACAGACGCTAATACTTGGACCATTGATGTCACAACGGGCTCATTTACCGCTGGAAAGAAAATTTTAGGATTAACTTCTAGAGTTGAAGAATTGATTTCTGCTGTACGAGTTATAAGCGCAACTGATGTTTGGTATAATGGTGATGTTACTGCGAATGGTGTAATTGATACTGTTGCCAACAATACAGTCACTGGTATTGTTATCGGTCAGAATACTACATGGGTTGGTTTACACGGTAATACTTCGGCGTTTTCTTATGTTGAGGGTGCAGGATTTACAATTAAAACTTCTCGTGAGGATATACGAGAGCACAATCTCGTCGAACGACCAAACTTAGAACTTGAGATTATAGCAGTTGGTACAGGTAATGGCGCAACATTCCAACCAGGTTCATTGGAGAACGAAGAAACTGTATCTTTGAATACAGACTTTGTTGGCGCAAACAATGTTTCTAATCAAAATTTCTTAGATATTCAAGTTGGCAGTGCTGCTAACTCTGCTTTTGGATTTGTAGATTCAATCACAATTAATGACGGCGGTACTTTGTACTCAAATGGCTCATTTAATGTTACGTTTGACGGTGGTGGATATGCTGATGGTGATCCTCTTGTAAAAGCGATTGGTTCTATCACAACAGACGGCAGTGGTGTGATTACAACAATTACAGTTGATTATGGCGGTGAAGGATATTGGCAATCACCAACAATTAATCTACCATCAACATCAGGCGACGAAGCAAACGTTTCTATCAATATGGACTTTGGGTATGGATTTGTTAAAAATCCGTCTGGTGGATCTGCAACTCCATTTGCCGATTTGTTTTCATTTGATAATTTTACGATGGGCACTATCACATCACTAACACGAATTAATCCAGGTAGCGAGTACAACGTCGACCCATTTACTTCTGTGTATAATAAATATGTTGCATCATACGATAGAAGAAACATTATTTTAAATATTAGCTTGATAAGTGGTAACTTTGCGGTTGGTGAGATACTTAAACAAGATGATGTAGAAAAAGGTGTTGTTATATCAGCAAACAGTTCAGTAATTAATGTAAAGAGAACTAAATTTAATACAAGTTGGTCTTCATCAAATATTGTTGGAGCAACTTCAGGCGCTATTGCTGGATTTACAATAGGCAACGATGCCATTGATTTACAATCTCGTGCAATGGGTGATAATGCGGTAATTCCTGGTACTGTTATTGTAGCAGATGGTGTTGCTAGTGCTGTTGAAGTAATTAAT